GGAATCCGAAGCCGCGCCGCAGCAGAAGCAGAACGAGGAACCGCAGCCTCACGCTCAGGTCGTCACAGCAGGGTCTGACGCTCTGCGGGCGAGGCGTGTCGAAGAGGAAAAAGACATCTGAAATGTAAGGAGGCACATGACACTGCTCGAACACGCGCGCCGCGCGCGTAAGACGTATTGGCCAGGCGCTGACCGCCGCACGCGGTGTAGGATGGCCGCGAAGTATTACCGCGCGCTCGTCATCCTCGGCGACAAGTGGTTGCTGGCCAAGAAGGTCGAGAGGCGAGCGACACTATGACCATCATCGCGCGCGTGCCTGCCGACTGGGCCTGATGTGGCGCTGCTTCGCAAGTGCTGGCCTGACTTGAAAGTCGGGCGGCGCATCGAGTGAAATGGCGCAAGACGAACAATCACTCAGTCTTCCCAAAAGTCATCTCGTCCCACCGTCTGATGGCGTCTATCCGGGCGCGACATTGCTCGTAGAGGCTGGCGACTTCTAGAATCCATCCCGCAATGTCTGTGTCGGTTGATTCGGCGCGCTCGCCGGGATTGGAGGCAGTGGCGGCAGGGGATGTAGCAACGCCGCCGGAGGTCTCGGGCATTCTGGTGCCGAAAGCGGGGGATTGGTGGAGCAGCTCACGAGCATCAGCAGGGAGGCAAGGGCGACCAGTTGTTGCGGTCTTGAGATCATGGCGTAGTCTCCTGGTAATTGTGTCAAGCTCAGCGATGCGGGCTTCTCGCGCAGCCAGCGCCTGGTTGGCGGCCTTATGTGCGGCTTCAATGCGGCGGCGGGCTTCTTCGGCTGCTGCGGCTTCGCGCCGGGCGATGTCGGCGCGTATTTGCGCAACTTCGGCCACACGCGCACGGTGCTCAAAGCCGTAGCCTGCGACAAAACCAACGAGTAGGCCAACGATGGCGGCGATGATGGGAAGAGGGATCATGGTACATCTCCCATGCAGAGCCTGTATTCGGCCTGCCTGCGCTTGACCAGACCAGGCAGCTCACGTCCTCCAGCCTTCGTCCATCGAAGCAGCTCACGACAAGCGCCCTCGTAGTCTGGTGGCTGCTGCTTGAGTTTGCGCACCAGCGTCGAGCGGCATGCCGCCGATGAACCCACGTTATACGCCCACGAGACGTAGGCGTCCCATTCATGGAGATATAGAGGCACATCACCAATGCAGGCGGATAGCTCCCTGGCGATCTGATCGGCATCGTAGGCGAGCATGACGACCGCGCGCTGGGGAGTGACGGTGTCGCCGCGCTGCACCGGGCGGCCGTCCGGGTGACGTGTGCTGCCAAAACCAACGGTCTGCACGCCGATACCATCGTCATAGGCTTTGTCAGAGTAGCCCTCGAAGCCAACGATAATGGCGACTGCGATGGCTGACGCACCCAGGCCAGAGACGAGAGTTCGGCGCAGCGTAGGTTTAGGTCGGTTTGCATCGTTACCAAGCATCTCAATTGCGCGCAAGTCACCTATTCCACAGTGAGTAAAGCAAGCGCGTCGTTCGCGCCGGTGGCTTCCACTTACACCGCTTCATACGTTGCCGCGAAAATATCTGGCTTGCATGGATAGTGCTCGCCTTGCACGCCGGTAATAATCCAGTCGCCGGGGCAAACAGTGTGACCGCCTTCCAGCGTGTCAATCCATCCATGATCGTGCATGATGGTGCCACACTTCTTGCAAGCGCTGGTGCCGCTAACATATGGGTGACGAAAGTAACGAACATTCGGGTGGTCGCCGTTCTTAAACCATCGCGTTGCCTCAATCACTACGGGTTTCTTCCGGTACTTTGTCATTTCAACCCCCATCAAAACAACCCAACTTTCCCCGCAATGAACATTGCAGCAGCGGCAGCGGCCGCCCACACTGCTCTTTCGACCCATTCCGCTGCTCTAACCTGTATCGGCTCGGCAACCTCCAGCGCACGCACCCGCTCATCGAGCTTTTCCACGACTGCCATAACACGTTCAATTGCTTGAGACGCGGCAGATTGTCGTTCCTCAACCAGAGCCAGGCGTGTGATGGCTTCGGACATGCGTTGAACGGCATCGCGCAGCGCGCGCATTTCGTCTTTGATGACGGATTGATCCTCGCGAATACGCTGAACGTGACTCGTCAATCGCTCGATGCGCACAATGGCGTCAGAATCTTTTGCAATGCTGTCCGAATTGACGAGCTCGTTAGTCATGACGATTGATTTCTTCCCATCTAATTAACAGTGATCCCCAGTCGGGTCGAGTGGGTCGAGGAGTTCGTCGCAAATCCATGTTGCCAGTCGACAACGCCAGCCGCGGTCTTCGCGCTTGTAACGAATCAGGCGCGACGTGACCAACGCCTCGCGCGGCCAGTCGAGGAAAAAGAGCGGCGCAACGATCCAATTGGTCGCCACGTCCATCACATAACCGATGATGACAATGGGAAGCGCCAGCACCTTGTTGAGCCCGACAAGCCGCTTCGCCAGATGCGCCCGGTAAATCCCCATGACGAGCACGTAGGTGCACCAGAGGGCGTACAAGTAAGCGATGGTGAACAGGATCAATTCGGCCATTGCAGCACCGGAAGCTCGGCTTCAAGCTCTTCCCACGTTGGCACTGGGCGCTCACCAGCTTGTACGGCATTCAAAATCTCATAGCACTTCGCCCAGGTTGCATCTCTTACCTGCACGCAATATTGTCCTTCAGCAGCGAACTTCGGATTCGTGCTTACCGCGTAAGTGCACGCCGAGAGAATGCCATCGTAGCCGCGAGTACGTGCAAATGTATCGAGACGAGCTTGGACTTTTGACGCGAATTCAGCCACGATTTCCTCAGCCGTCTTTGGCGGAGATGGCGGGTTCACGAATGTTGAGCCATCCCATGTTGCACCAAGCTGCACCCACTCAGGTGCTTCGATGAGTGTGTAAAGCTCGCCATAGCAATCAAGAGACGGAACTTCCCACAAATCGGCAACTACGCCGTTTTCGATTCGCGCTGCTCTCATCAGATGAACTCCCAGATTTCGATATACCCTGCGCCACCTGCACCACCTGTGAAGGCGAAGCCAGTACCACCGCCACCGCCGCCACCAAACGCGCCGCTGCCGCCGTTGTTGCCGCCGGCACCAGCGCCGTGACCTGCGCCACCAAGCACACTACCACCACCGGCACCGCCAGCAGTATTGCTACCACCGCTGCCACCGCTACCTTTCACATTGATGTCTGCTCCACTCGTTGTTCCGCCTTCACCGCCGCCGGCGTTGGAGTCGCCGCCTCTACCGCCAATTCCGCCGCCAGCCGAAATGCCGGCAATAGTCGTTGTACCGCCATTGTTTCCATTGCCTCCGTTGACGCCGGGGACGCCGCCGCTGCCGCTCGCGCCAACCGTATATGGGTAAGACGATGCTGGCGAGGTGATAAATGACTCGCCATACCCGCCACTACCACCGCCGCCGCCGCCAACGTAGGTACCTGTGGCGCCGCCACCGCCGCCGGGACCAATCGCGCGGATCAGCAGCGCTATCACGTTGGCCGGCTTGTTGTAAGTGCCACTCCCTGGAGTCGTATAGCGAACGATGTTGCTGAGCCTATAACCGCTGATGGTCGCCCACGTCCTATCCCCTCTCAAGAACGTCGTGCTATCCGCCGTTCCGCTGCCGAGGGCGGGGGTGGAGATGTCCGAAGCGGCAATCGTAGCCCACGTTCTGTCGCCTTTCAGAAAAGTCGTGCTATCCGCAGTACCACTGCCGAGGGCAGAGGTGGGGATGTCCCCCGCGGTCAATGGCGTCTGCTCTACCAGCGCCTGCGTCGCACTGAGCAGCACTACGCGCGAGCGCCAGTTTGCTGGAATGTCGCCAGCCTCGATATTGGCGAGCGTGCCATCCGCGAGCCGCTTGACGAGATTCGGCGGGTTCGGAAGGCCACTGATCTGAAGCGTCGGGCTCGCGCCGCAGGCGGTGTGGAACTGGACGATGACCGAATAGCCAGCGACGTAAGACGGGATGGGAGGCACAGGCGCGATCTGGTATGCCGTACCCGAACCTGTCGTCGTGAGCGGTGGCATTCCGTCTTGCACCGTTCCGAGAGTCGCCGCATCGCTGCGTACCGTTGGATTGCCGACGCCAGTAAGCTTGAATCCATTGAAGGGGATATTCGCCGTGACCGTCGTTTGCCCGTCCTTGCAGATGACGTTCGATAGACCGGCGGCGATGTCCGAGTCTAACGTGTTCCGTATAGCAGCGTAGATGGTCGTGTCCGGTACTGCCGGGTACTCGGGCGTTGGAAGGATGAAAAGTCCGCTACCGTTGAATGGCATCTTCGTCTCCGATACGTTCTTCCGCGAGCGGTGCAATCGTAGTTGGAGCCGTCTTCCGCAGCGGCACGGTAGCCGCCTTGCCTACAAACGCGCCAGCTTTCCGCAAGGCATCCAAGACGGTCGGCATCAACGACTTCGCCGCGTTGGCAACGGCTTCTCCTACCGGAGCCTGGGCGCGCGCGAGCGTCAGCACCGCATCCAGCTCCTTCGGGTCTGTCACCAGCTTGCGAAGGATGTCGTTACGTATGATTTCGAGCTGCTTCGTCGCGTACTGCCCTCCGAGCACGAGAGCTGCGTGGTATTCGCTCGTCCTGCCGGTGACAACAGCGCGGATCAGGCTCCAGACGCTTGCCACCGTGAAGCCAGTCTTCGCCGAGATGTCCGCAATCTGATGCTTGCCCTTTAGGCTGACGAACGGGTCGACCTCGGTCACATCGAGCCTGCGTGCGATATCGTCGAGCATACCCAGCTTCGCAATGTGCTGGTCTGCAACCTGCTTGCCGTATGCCTTCTCTAGGGCTGCACGGTAGGCGTAGATGTAGTTTTTGTTCTCCAGCCGCGCGCTCACGACCTCGCCGATGCGGCCTTCCTTTGCTCCAGTGATTGCGCTCGCTAGATCGTCCGCGAACCAGTTGAGCATCCCCTGCGCAGACCTCTGGTCCATCCTCGCTACCAGCATGTCGGCCTTGCGCGGGTCCTTGATGACATCAGCCATCACCTGATCTGCGGTTCGAGTGCCGAACTTGTCCCGCACGAGAGACGCAAACGAGTTCTTCTGCAGCTCCTGCTGCTTCGCCTTCATGGCAGCGGCTTCTGCGCCGATCTTCTTGATGGCGTTGCCGAGGGCGGCGATGTCATCGGCAGTGTTGATCCCGCCTTCGTGCAGGATGCGCAGCGGCTCGCGGTAGCGGTTGACGAAGTTCTGGTGCGCAGCCTCGAGATTGGGCTTCGTCAAAACCTCGCGCGCGTAGCGGTCCATGATGGTGCGCTGCATCATGTCCTTGCCTTCAGCGCTACCGCCGTAGAGCGATAGGTACTGCCGTGCCGCGCCTGGCTGCGTAGCGCTGAAGTACTGCTTCGGCAGGTTCTCATGCGAAATCCGCAGCTCACCGGTCACGTCGCGCGTGGTCTGCTTGATATTCAGACCGCGCAGGAACTTCGGCGCAAATTCGTCTCGGTAGTACCTGACAAACTCGCCGTAGGCGCTGCGCACGGCAGGATCACCGGACATGATGGCGTCGTCAATCGCGTTCCTGATACCCATCAGCTCGCGAAGCTGGGCTCGTGCCGTCGTCGTGCCGGAGGTGGCTACCTGCCTGATGTCCTCGTTGACAGCCTCCCTCATTGCGCGAAGCTCGCGGAACGGCAGGTTCTTAATGTCCACCTGCGGAGCATCGTCGCTTTCTTTCACGAGCCCCATGATGCGCCGCACCACTGCCGGCATCCAGCCAGGTTCGTAGCGGAGAGCCGGGTTCTGCATTGCCTGTTTGGCCGTCTCCACCACCTTCGTAGCATCGAAAGTCTTGCCAGCAGCGGCCTCATCAACGCGATCCAGCAGGGTACGGACAACCTGCTGAGCTTGAGCAAGCTGTTGCTGCCTATATTCGCGCATTGCTTGCCCCAGGACAGTGTGCTTCTCGGTCGGTACAGAAGCACGAAGCGTTTGGCCAGCCTCTCGAAGCCTTGCTGCTTCGTCTGCAAGAGCAGCGCTTTGTCGCGCGATGTCATCGACCATGCCAGAAACGACATTGCCCATTGCCGGCGCATCCTGCTGACGCAGGATCGCTTTCGCCAAGGCGGCGCGGTTGGCGGTGTTGATCTGCTGCACCACGTTCGCGAGGTCAGGGTTGAGGGCCATCTTCTTGGATTGCGCGACCAGCGTTGGCACCAGCGTCATCTGACCGATGTTCGGCTGTACACCTGGAAACTCTGCCATCAGTGCAGCCATGCGTTCGATATTCGAGGTCGCTGGGCCGTATTCGGCGATCTGCCGTGCCACATCGCGCTTCACGACATCTTCGATCACAGGCTTGGCGGATTCGAAAATCTTCGCGCGCGATTTCTCGCCGAAGGCTGACCTGACAGCTTCGGCTCCAGTCCTGAGCATGCGAACAGTCGGAGAAAAGGATGGCACGAATCCGCCGATGGCCGATCCTATTGCACCAGCAACAGGAGAATCCGGGAAGGCGTGCTCGGCAGCCGTTTGTCCAAGCCCAGCGCCTGTTCCGATCACACCAGCTTGCGGAAGCGTCATGCCTGGCGAGAGCCGCTTCGTGAGCAAGATGGCCGCGATGGCGTTGGTTACGTTGCTGATTGCCTCGCTGATCGGCCCGGGCGGCTTCGTGGGCTGGTAGCCGAAAAAGCTCGCGAACGTCCCAGCGCCACCGGGTCTGCCGTGCCAGAGCGACTCTCCGACTCCTGCGATCTGCTGCGGTTCCTTAACGTGCAGCCACTCCGGCGGAGTCTTGCCCGTGGCCTCTCCATACGCAGTCCCAACGGCCGCCTTGGCGAGGTCGCGGATGTTCGCGAGTGTGTCCACCGGAAGTCCAAACAGTCCGGCGGGAACTAGCTTGAGCTGCTGGGCGAAGTACGGAAGCGTTGGCTGCGTCGGATCGTACCTGACCTTGCCGCGCATTTTGGCCGCAGCCTCGTTCGCCTGCTTTATGATGCGCTCTATCTCCTTGTCGGAGAACGGAAGCGGTCGTATCGGCTCGTCGTCGTCCTCTGGCGGAGGCTTGCCAGCCATCAAAGCGGCTGCGCGGTTCGCTTCCGCGATCAGGCGTCGTTGCTCTTCGGTCAGCATGCTTACGGAGCGGGCTTCTTGAAGATCATCTCGGGCGGCACGTCCATGGCCTTCGCGCGCGACAGCACTTCATCACGGACGCGATGCTCATGTTGCCCTAGGATGCTGTAGCGCTTCTGGACGAAGTCCCACATCGCGGATGCCATGTCGTCGTTCAGCTGGTAGCCGCGGATGGCGTTCCTGGCGGCGATCAGCAGTCTCTCCGGTATGCCTTCGAGGCCAGCTTCCTGCTTCAGGTACATGTTCGTCGCGCGGCTTTCCCACACCCTCGTGAGCGATAGGAAGAGGTTCGCCAGAGCGCGGTCGTTGGTGGCCTTCTCGTTCTCCGTCATCTTGTGGCGCTGTGCGATGTACTGCGCCATCTGCATGACTTGCGGCGTGCTCTTTATATAGTCCTTGACGATAGGATTGTCGCTATACTGCTTGTAAAGTTTGTGCGCTGTATCGCGACGTAACTTCTCCTGCGGATCAACCTTCTCTGGTCCGCCCGCAGGCTGCGGCGTCTGGTAAATCACTTCAGGCTCCTCGCCCGGTTTTACGCGCACCACAGTTCGGCCAGGAGCGACCGTAACCACCTTCTCGGCAGGCGGCTTCGGAGTGGGCTCTGGGGCAGTGTAGAGCTGTCGCACATCGCCCTGCGGCGAGACCTCCAAAAGTGTCCCACGAACGATCTTGCGCTGCGGCGTCTCCTGTTTCTGTGGGCCAGCGATCACAGCGCCAGTCAGCGGTTCGACGAGCATCTGGTTTGCTCCGACCCGATGCGGATCGAGCGCGTGCTTGACCAGGCTTCCGAGAAGTGGAGCCGTATGCTGCGTCAGCGGGTTGGACGACGCAGCCAGAGAGAGCGCGATCAGGCGCTGCGCAGGCGTGAGCTGCTGCTGCGCTGCCGGCTGTGGAGCAGCAGGCATATGCGGCTCTACCGAAGGCTCGATGTTCTGTTGAACAGGGGCTTGAACCGGGGCTTGAACCGGGGCTTGAGCCGGGGCTTGAGCCTGGGCTTTGGCAGGGTCTTGAGCCAGAGCTTGGTCCGGGGCTTGGGCACGAGGAGCTGCCGGAACAGTCGGTGCTGCTGGCGCGCCTGGCGGCTGGCGCTGCTGCAGAGCGTCCATGAGATCGCGCTGCAGCCTGTCGAGCGCCTCCTGGCGCTGCATTGCAATCGTTCGAGCGAGCTGCGCTGCACGCTCGTCGGCTTCCTCCAGCGACTTCCTGCCAACATACGCCTGCGCCATCCGCGCCACACCCTCGAGCCAGTGCGGCGGCGCGATCATCCTTCCTGCATGGCGCGCCTGAATCGGTGTCATGCTCTGAGCGAGGAGTGCGTTGGCAAGTTCGCGGCGGCGCTGGGCCTCCAGAAGCTGCTGGTACGCCTCCGGCGGAAGGCCGGTCATCGCGAGCGAGTATGGGTCAGCCGATCTTGGCATAGTCCACCATCAGATACCCGAACGGTCCGACAGACACTGCATCAGGCATTACTGCGAGCACTTCGTCGGCCATCACGCCGATCTCGCGGCGACCGAAGATGTCGTAGACGTAGATACCGATTCCGAGACGGTGCGTGCCGACACGGTTGATGTTCGACTTCAGGCGGCGGTCTTAGAACAATTTCGGTAACCACGGCGACCCAAGAGCTGCAGCGCCCAAGTTAAACAGTCCGCTCATCAACCCTGCTTCCCGCTGCGCAGCAACGTTGTACGCATCCATCGCGGCCTGATGCTGCGCTTGGTGCCCAGCAAAAATAGGAGGCGGCGCGATCTGGCTGGGCACTATACCAGGCATCGCGAACGGGTTCACCACCTGCGACCCGCTCATGAGCGCGGCGATCTCGTTGATCGGCGTCTGACGGCCTGTCAGAAGCTCCGCCAGCGCCTGCCTACGACGCTCGGACTCAGTAGCGAACGCCTGTTGAGCATGCTGCGACGCAGCAAGGTAGGCCTGGTTGGCGGCATCGTTTACACCGCGCTGGATGGCGTGCATGCGGTCCTCGTAGGCTCTGGTACCGGGTCTGATACCGGCCGCGATCAGGTCCGCGTGCGCCTGGTCCTTGGCGCGCTGGGCATCCTCCTGGATGCGCGCCATCTGGGCCTCGTAGGCTCTGTTCCGCAGCTCCTCGAAGCTACCTGGCCGTGGAGGCAGGCCTGATAGGTCTAGAGGTGATCCGAGAACGCCGCGCGCTGCTGAAGAGCCGAGCAGCGCAAGGTCTGCCAAGTCGCGCTTGACTGCGAGCTGGCGATCCAGAACTGCCTGCTGATCTGGGGAAAGCTCCTGATAGAGTGTAGGGCGGTCTCCCTCTTCGCCGCCCACCCATCGCTGTGTCCCGAACGGTCCGATGACGTTCGGGTTGTTAAGCAACGACTGCGCTATCGCAGTCTCTCGGTTCGCAGCCCCCTGAGCCTTAGCCGCGCCAACGTAGTCAGGCGGTGGCGGCGGCGACGGGCTGTCCTTGAAGATTCCGCCCATCAGAACCCCCTTGCCTCTTCAGCCTGCGGGCAAAGGAGGCTGTCAGCCACCTGTCCGCTTCGCTCCTTAGAAGCCCATAGATGACGAGATTACCATCCCGAGCACCATCCCGCAACACGCCTTCCCTGACGCCTCCGACGCGCTCGGCGAAGGCGATGGACGCGGCGTTGCTCTCTGGGATGAGACCGGTCATGCGACGCACGCCGACCTGGTTGAACGGGTAGTCGAAGATCGCGGCAATGAAGGTTGGCGGAAAGGTCTCGCCATCCAGCTTTGCGATGTGCATATTGATATTGATGCCGTTGTAGTCGGTGAAGGCCGCACCGCAAACGATCTCGCCATCCCTTTGCCAGCCGATGCCAACAGAAAGGTCAGGATTGAACATGTGGCCGACCATGAAGCCGACCCACCGTACCACTTCTTGGCCTACTACGAGTCCGTTCAAATCGGCCCTCCGAACTCCATGCTTATCTCATTCGCCAGCCACCGAACGCCTACCGCCTTGCTAGCAACCTTAACCTTTGCTGCGGCGCAGTATCCGACGCGCGACGTAGGCGAAGTCCACTGCTTGATGACCTTGAAGCCGCCAGCCCACAATGACTGATCCCAGATCGCGCTGTCCCATTTCGCCGCCGTGCTGGAAGAGCTGGATGGCACGCTGACGAGTCCTTCGTCCTCGAAGTCCACGTCGAGGCCAGTGAGGTACTCAAGATCGTCATCGGCAGTCAGAACCGGCCTATAGAGCTTGAATTTCTTGCGCTGTGTCATTGAGCCGAAATAGTTGAACGCCTGCTTGCCGAACGCCACGATGTTCGCGTTGTTGTCAGAACGCCCTGTCCATGCCTCGTAAACCGCATCCCCTCGCGTGAAGAAGAGCCGCGATCCCATCACGCCGAAATCCTCGGCATCCCAGCCTGTGAACTTGCACCATGCCTTGGTGATGGTGTTCATGACGTACTGGTGATGCACGCCTTCTTCGGCGATGGGTACGTTCACGATGAGCGCGTTCTGCGGCGGGAACGTGATGGCGCGCCATCCGAACGCATTGCCGTATTCCCGGGCGGCTTCCGTGAAGGCCGACTCGATCAGGAACGACAGCGCCATCTTGTAGTCCACGCTCGCGGTCTGAATGGCAGCCGAGAACGGAAACACGCCGTTCTGCGTGATGATGACGAGATCGCCGCCGTACTGAATCAGGCAGCGCCGTCCCAGCGGACGCCCTACGAAGAACTTGCCCACCTTCGCCCACGAGGCCGCGTTCGCCGGATTCGTGCCCTTGTAGACCACCGCCTCGCCCTCGGAGGACACGGCGACGAAAAGGTCGTCCATGCCATCTCCAGCGTCGAGCGTCCAGCTTCCGATGGCCTGCAGGAAGCCGCCGCGCGTGAACTCGCCACCGAGGTTGAACTCTGAGAGCGTTCCGCCGGCAGCGCCCGCAGGCAGATACCAGAACGACGCTGAGTTCACCCGCACGAACATGAGCCTGCCCTTGAACGAGAGCGGCTGCACGAGTTCTGTGGATGGTACGCCGCTCAGCGATGGCGTCGTGGTGTTGTCCACAGCGATCCACGTCGTGCCGTCGTAGTACGCTGGCTTGTCCACGCCATTGCACGCGATGAGCCAGTTGTTCGTGCCGTCTGCGAACATGGTCCACTGATGCTTGCCGTTCGTGCGGGCCAGCACGGAAGACCCGACAGCGCCTACGAACGTTACGTTGAACGTCCCGCTCGAAGTCGTGCAGAACATGGACTGTGCGCCGTTCTGCGCGTTGTAAGTCATGAGCGTCTTGCCGACTCCAGTCATGCCAGTTGCGTGCGACTTGTACCCGCCGCGAAGCTCGCAATACGAGGGCTGCGGAAACCAGTTCTCCAGCTTAACCGCGTACTCGGGCCGCATGTTCGCAAGGGGATCGCGCGCGTTCCACCCGCCGACAGGGGCAGGATACGAGACGAACCTTGCCACCTGCTGGCGCTGTGGAGCCTTGATCTTGAGCGCGACGCGCATCTACAGGTCCCAGTTACCGGCAGGGATGAAGATGCCAGGGCGCGGGCCCGGGTAGATGGGAGCGTCCATCTTGATCCTTCGCCTCCCGCCCTCGCGCCCGATGGCATCGGCGAGCTGCGCCTCGTAGGTGCGCAAATCTTCGGCGTATTCGAGCCCGTTTTCCTTCTTCCACGCCCACCGCAGGCCCATCAGGAGCACATGGACCGGAAGGCGCACGAGGTCGGTATCCGCCTCGAACTTGGACCGCCCTATGGTGCCCGTGGAGTCCGTGATCCAATTGCGCGAGACGTACTCGAAGTACCAAGTAAGCCCGGCAGATGGGGCAGGGATAATGAGAAGATCACCGGCTCGAATCCGGTAGTGGTACGCAGGTCCTGATGGCTGGTGAGCCTTAGCCTCCTGCCACTCGCGCGCATCGAGCGGCCCGCAGATCGGGATGCGCGAAGCCCTATCCCATATCGTCTCGTTCTTGATGTAGCTGAAGCCGTTCGACGCGATCGAACTGATCTGCCCCTGCGACTCTGCCGCTACGGTGGTGAACGACGCCTCGAACGTGAGCGCTTGCCACGCGCCACGGTCGGCCATGTCTGTGCCGATCTCCTCCAGAATCGCGCGTATCTGCCGGACGAGATGATCGGCCGACCCGATGACGGTCGCCGGACTCGGCAGGTTCGTCCGGTCGCAGAACGCTTGCACGATCTGGAGAAGATTCATGTGCGTACCCTAGATGATTTCCTTCAGTTCGATCTCGACTTCCTTCTTCTCCTCGCGCTGGATCTGCTGCTGCGCCACGGCCTGCCCGGCGATCTGGGCGAACGAGGCTCGCAGCTTGGCAACCTCGGTCTCCAACGCAGACACCGTCTCCTTGAGACGCGCGTTTTCCTTTTCTAGGGCCGTGATATGCATCGTAAGCGGCCCCTTGTCACGAAGCTGTGCGATCCAAGCCTTGGCCTTCGTCTTCAGCTCTACGGCACCGATACCGATCCTGCGCATACCCTCGTCGTTGACCGCAGCGAGGTCTTCGACCGTCATGATGCCGACGTGAATCAGCATCTCCTGCTGGGCCGGAGAGATGACGCCCCAGCCGCGAATCGGCGTGCCCTCGATGGGCATCTCCTGCCCTTTCTTCCACGCCTCGTACTTGCGCTTGAACATCTCGACCCAGTCAGGTCGCATGCGACCCGCTGCAAGTTCGCGATCTAGAGACTTGAACCATTCGTCGACTTCGCAGCGGAACACGTCGCGCGAGTAGGGCTGCGTCACGCACGCGAAATCCACATCGCGCGCGATGTAGCGTCCCTCGCGTTTGGACGCGGCAACGTCCTCGACCGGGCACCGCTCGAACTTGACGAACGGCGGACGCTCCTCTCTCGACATCGTTATCTGAATCTCTTCGTTCATACGTCTCCCAGTCAGTCTCCCAGTCAAAAAAGTCCCGCCCCCCATCTGCAGATGGAGGGCGGGCACAAGGTCAAGTGATCGCGCCCTGCATGAACGGGCTATGGATGATCCCGGCACCGAAACCGGTGTAGGTTCCGGTAAGCGTGATCTGCCCGCTAGAGGTCGCGAGCTTGTCAGAGAGACCGACGGCGCTGCCCATGTAAATCGTCCTGCCGTCCGCGTCGAGACGCCCGACGACAGTCGAGGCGGGCACACCTGTGCCGGACAACGCCATCCCGACGAAGAACCCGTCGTACCCACCAGTGAGCACGACAGGGCTTCCGGCGGTAAGCGTCGCCTGCACGGTGATCGTAGCCGTTTGCGGTCTCAGATGCCTGAGACCAAGCACTTGCCTGCCGGCAACGTTGGTCCCAAGCACACCGGCAGCCGCGACGCCGACAGCCGCGTCCGCCGTCACCGTCGCGTTCATGGCATAGACCGCCAGACCCATCGTCTGGAACCAGCCGAAGGTGTTGGCGGACATCGGCGCCATCGCAACGCAGACCGGGTATCCGGTGTTGGCAGTCGCCGGAGCCGTGGTCGCGGTAAACGACGCATTGATGACACACACGTTGCCCTTGTTCAGGGACGAGCCAGCCTTGAGATAGATGAACTCGCCGTACCCCCAATATGGGTCTACGGCAGACACCTTCATCCCGAGGACGTGGCGCTGAGTCGTGTCGGGCGTAAACCAGTCGTTGAATGGCTGGGTTCCGCCAACCGAATCGATAGCAGAGAACATGTTCGCCTCGCTCAGTTAGGGTTTGATGACGCACTGCATCGAACGGTTCGAGCAGCAGAGGTTGCCCATGAAGATGATCGGCACGATCTCGCCGTCCTGATTCACAGGCTTCTGAGCATCGAGCACTTCGAGGTTCGCTTGCTCATGCACCACGAGGTACAGGTACTCCGTGTTGATGAGATAGGCGCGCGAAGGCGGGATGCCAGAGTTGCCGTCGAAGAACACGTCAGCCGTCTTGTATTTCAGGCTGATGAGTCCTCCTGCCACGTTCTGCTGGCTGGTGTAGCGCTTGATCGAGGTCTGCGACTGTTCGAAGAACTGATACCAGTCGTTCGACATCACGATCAGATCGGGCTGGTCGTCTGGGCCACGGTCCACCATCATCCACGCCGGCAGAAGCAGACTGTTCTCGATTGTCGTCGCAGACGGCGTAACGCCGTTGTCCGACGCACTGTACACCTTGTTCTGCCAGAACGTCCAAGTGCCGGCGTCAATTCCGCCAACCGTGTTCGTCGGCGTGTCAGCGATGAGCGCCTGAATGCCATTGATCTGGTTCGTCAACGTGCCGTTCGAGTAGAGGTCGAACGAGAAGTTGTTGTTGAACGTCCGAATGGCATTCTTCATGCGGGCTTTCACGAGGTTGATGATCCTCGTTTCTCCGCTGTTGATGCGCAGCTCGCGACCGGAAGCCACCACATGGATGGCGATCTGCCGCCATTGGTACTCGGCAGCCGAGAGCACCTCCGATTGCCCGATGTTCAGCGTGTCCCAGTCGCTGTAGCGCTGGTAGGTGCTGTTCGCGGCGTAGTCGAAAGGTATGGCGATACTCAGACCGCCGTCCTCGGTGCGGTAGTTACCGCGCTTCATCAGGTACTTCAGGAGAGCGTTGCGGTTCGACAGGTTGTCAACGATCTCCTTCCTGTGTTTGCGGAACGTGGTCGTGACCAGTTCCGTGAACACGCTGTTAGGGGAAGGCATTTTGATCTCCTCTAGAGTTTAGGACGCTCCTCTTAATTTCTTAAGAGTTTCGCGTATAGTCTGTTCCATCGACCCCAAAGGCTCTGTCGGAGTTGCGGTCGTTTCCCTGCTTCGGATGTTTGCCGCCTTGGCCTGTCTGGCCTTCTCGGCTTCTGCTTTGGCCTTCTCGCGCATCTCTTTTTCCCACTCCGCTTGAAGGCGGGCGAGTTCCTTGGCGCGAGTGACCGGGTTGGCGTACACCGCCTTCTCATACGCCTGTTCGAGCGTATGTCCTGCACGGACGAGCGCCTCGATGTCTTCGTAGCACTCGTCGAAATACGGATGCTTGCCGTCTGATGCGAACGCCTGCACCTCGGCGAGAATATTGTTGTACCGCTCCTGGTATTCCGCTTGCTCACGGGCACGAAGCGCCTGTTCGAGAGCGAAAAGCTTCTCGGTGATCGGCTTGAGAGCCGTATCCTCTTTCGGCGCTTCGGCAGAGAGCTGGTCGAGTTGGATGCCGTAGGACGCTGCGAGCTTGCGGAAGTAGTCGAGCTTCTGCTCGGCAGGCGAAGTCGTGAGTAGGTGATGGGCGTGCAGCAGGTACTGGATTGCCTGCTTCGGCTCGACGCCCTGCGCCTGGATATGCTGGAGATATGGAGTGATCACCTCGCGAATCTCGCGCGCGAAGGCGGCGTCGCTCTTGTACTGCTCCAGCCCGTCGAGCATCTGCTTCTCGCGCTTCTCGATGTAGTCCTGCACCTTCGCATCGAGCTTAGCCCAGTGCTCGTGATATTCCTTTGCCCACGATTTCGGAGCTGGTCGCACCTGCACGGCATCGGGCTGCTGCTCCGCGCTTTCTGCCGCAGGGGCCTCGTCGGTCTGTGGCTCCGTAACCTCGGACTGCGGCTCGACCGATTCCTGTGCTCCATCAGACGCACCGATTCCGAGTCCGGACGCTACGGATGCTACTGCGCTGTCCATGTCGAATTCACCTTCAGGCATCGTTATTTCCTCATGAACGTCACGTCAAAACCAGCGTCCAACTCTGAGGCGAGCCGCTCGCGCTTGCGCAATGGCATCGCCGTGATCTCGCGTTCTATGGTCTCGTCCAGCGCAGCTTCGAGGCGCGCCTCTGCTTCTTTCTGCTTGCGCTCTGCGTCTTTTTTCATCTCCGGGTCGTAGGGGATGCAACCAGAGCGGGCAAGGTCTTCCTTGCGTGCATGCAGTGATGTGATCGGCCTTCCGTCGATTGGGCTTTCGTAGCAGATGTCCGGCTGGACGAAGATCATGGGGAAGGTCAGGAACACCTTCTCCGCGCGCTTGCCGCAGCGCTGACACGAGATCGCGTCCGTGCCGTGCGGCACATACGCCTCGGTTAAGTGTCCCTGCTGGCAGCGGAAGTCGTGAAGCGGCATTTCCGTCCGATGCGAGTAAGAAGAAGTGAAGTGGAATAGATCGCCATGTTCACCTCACGGCAGGCTGGTGGTTGGAGTAGTCTGGGCTAGCACTGGTTCGCTCACAGTCTCTTCGATGCGCCCGTCCTTGCCGCGAATGGCCCGAGAGCGGCGCGGGGCGGAACTGATCGCCAGAATCTGCGCCATCTTGTCGGAGAGATTCGCATCGCTCTGCTCCAGTCTGGCCACGAGCTTGGCCATCGTCTCCGAGAACGTGGTGACCAAGCGATGTATGGCTGCGATGGCCTTTGCTGCCGCGGCATCGTTCCGTTGCTCGCCCTTCGCGACCTGTTGCGCCTTGGCCGCGACGACGGCCTCGGATTCGCGCACCATCCGCTCGCGCGCCTGAAGCTCGATGTTCGCGACAGTCTCCTTGACCTTCATGTCCACAGCAGAAAGCTCGGCGCGTAGCCGCGCGATCTCGATGTCCTTCTTCGCAATCTCGCGTTGCGCGGCAAGTTCGCGCTTCTCCGCTTCGAGCTGCGCCTGTTCGAGTGCAAGCTTCGTCTTCTCGCGCTCGATCTCGGCCATCGTTTCCTTGCCAATGTCCGGCGGCTGAGGCGGCTGCATGGACTTGATGTAGTCCTCGATCTCCTCGCCGAAGCGGAAGCGTCGTGTGATGGCGAGCATCATTGCCTGGGCAGCCTGAAAAGGCATCGTGCCGGAGGTCACAAGAGGAGTCACGCCGTTCAGGAACTGTCCGAGTGCCGTCATGACCTCGCTGATGTGCCGCTGATCCTCGACGGCTTCGGGCTCTACGGTCGAGTTCGTCTCGATGTCCACGCGATAGGCGCGCTGGAGGTCGTTTCGCAGGATTTCCAGCACCTGTGACCAGCGCGGGGTCGTGAGGTTACGGCGCGCCTGTTCTAACTGTTGCTGCACCTGTGGGCTTGCCTGACCTGAGGCCAGCAGTGCGGTGAGCTGCTCGACGAGCATCTTCTCGTGCGCGAAGTCCTGCTCTGTGAGGTATGGAAGCCCGGTCATGCGCGCCCAGGTTTCCTCGCTGAATCGCGTGGCCGCGACCTCGACCATGAGCCGCAGCATGTCGCGGGCGAAGCGCTGGACTTCTTGCTGCTTGCGCCGGAACCTGAGTGAGCCCCACTCGCTCTTGATGCGCTGCGCGGTGGCGGTCTCCGATGCAACCGACATGCCGCGCAGGATGTCCGAGATGCCCGTGACCTCGTAGATCACACGTTTGCACTGTTCACGCGCTGCGTAGAGCTTCTCCAGCGTCGTGATGAGTTCCTGTAGCGGCGCGAACCAGATGGCGTTCTGGAGCCCGCGCTCGGCGGAAAACGCGGAGCTTTTCTCTGCGGGGACAAGTTCGTTGTCGTCAGCCTCGAACAGGCGCTTGATATCCTCGCCAAGTTCGGTGTCGTAGATACCGCGCGCCTTGATTGCGCGCACAACGTTGCGGATGCGCCGCGTGATCTCGTTGATCTCGACTGCCTGCTGCTCGTAGAGCGAGTAGAGCGGCACTGGGCATCCACCGCTTGCGCGCTCGATGAACTCCATCGGCTGCGGGCAGTTGAAAAACCCTGTGAGCTGGAGCGGGTCGTCCATCGTGAGGAGGAAGCGGTCCGGCAGCGATGGGCTCACGTAGAGCACGCGCCGCCCGCCTTCCTTGTCCCAGATTTGGTAGACGAGTGCGAGCTTGCGCTCAGAGCGGCCGATCACGTCGCCATATGGCTTGAGCGTCTTGTCGTCAGAGTCCTCAGACTCGCAGCTAGCGTAGTTGAGCTCCTCAGCGATCTCCTTGCCGAAGAGCCTCGTCGCCTCGTCCTTGTCGATGTATTCCTCGTAGGCGATCCACGGCACCTTGGTCCACTTGTGCGCGAAGCCGAAGTACACGCGGTTCCAGATCCTGTTTTCGATGCAGACTAGTTCGGACTTCTTGTATGGAACTGGCTCTTCGCCTGGTAGAGTTTCCTCCTCCGAGTCGTATTTCACGGTCGCGACGCCGCGCCCGACGAGTAGCGCGTGCAGCGTCGAAGTTTTGATCGCTGTATCGAATGTCTCGTACCCTTCTATGTTCATGTCGAGCAGGAACTCGAGCATGCGCTGGGCGGCGGTGGCGGCTGCGCGTCCGAGTGGATCGTCGTCCTTGAACCTGCGGCGCACGACTGGGCGCGGTACTGCCGAGTAGAGCGCAGGCAGCATCGTCTCGGTGTTCGAGAACAGGATGTTGAACGGCACCTTGCCGTCGTCGCGGGATTCATAGATGCGGATGATGCGCTCAGCGTCCTTGCGCCAGGTCTCCTCGCGCTTACGAGCGGCTTCGATTTCGGCGAGCCACCACTGCGGTGAGCGTTCCTCGTGCATCGTCTACATCATCCCGAGCGACGCTAATTTACGCCTGCGTAAATGTTCTCGCCAAAGCTGGCCCATTGTTACGCCACCTGGTCGCTCTGGCTCCTTCCGATCCACTGGCTGAGCCTGGTTGCTCTTTGGCCTCTTCCACGATAGCGACAGGTAACGGAACGCATCAGCAGCGTGCGAAGACCAGTCGTGTACCGGGCGGTCGAGGAACGCCTTGCGGCTGTCGTCCCATTCTCGGTGGTAGTGCCGAAGCGCCTCGATGCCTTGCTTGCAGCGTTCCACGTGAAACCTGACGTGCTGGAACGTAGCCCTCGCGGCCTGAATGCCCTCTTGCACGTCAAGCCGGCGCACGATGGCAAAGTCTCCGAGCCCTGCGATCCGCTTGCCTGCGTCCATGAACTGCTGAAGGATGGACTTCCCGCCAGCCGCTAGCGTTCTCGGGCGAGCGTCGTGCGGAAGCCAGTGTCGAGCATAGGTGATACCGTGCCTCACCTTCCTGTCCATGAGCATGTCTACCAGACCCTCGATGCTCATGCCGCTCGACGAGAAAAAATCGAAGATATCAATGTACTGGCCGTTGAACTGGTAGAACCAGACAGCCGTATCGTCCGTGCGGCCCAAGTCCCACGCCGTATAGACCGGAGCCTTGGTAACCTGAAGATCGAGAATGCGGCCATCGGCTTCCGCCCGCTCGATGCAATCCGCCCAGATCGACCCGGGTATCGCCGCATCGAACGAACAGAAATACTCCTGCCGCCATAGCGAGAGCGCGTACTGAGGCGGGTGCAGGTCTTGCAGCTCACGCAGCTTCGATTCGAGCTGTTCCTTGCTAAACACGCCGGTGTCGTCGTTCGTGAGCATGCTGTAAAACCAGCCCTGCTCGCGCTGCGCAGTCTGGCAGATGGCGTGAAAGTGATTCCTTCCACGCGGGGTAGAGATAAACACCGCCCATCCGTCGTTCTCCTCCAGGATCGGCGAGAGATACCCCCACGACGACGGGTTGCTCAGCGCGTACTCGGAAAACACCATGCCCGCAGGAGTCGTGCCCATCAGGCTGTTGTAGTTGTCCGATCCGACCACCTGCCATGTAGAGCCGTTGACGAGCCCGATGGTCATCTCGTGCTCGCGAGTGTAGGCCCTGATCTCGCGCGGGAACGCCTCGTCAATCCGCCGCACGCCAGTGTGCGGGTTCACAGCATCCCAAATCGCCTTCCGCGCCTGCGCATACTCGGGCAGCATGTGCCAGTAGTTACCTACCCTTTCCATCGCCGCGCAGGCGGTCGCGTGCAGACACACATCGTCCTTGCCCGCCCTGCGGTGCCAGCAAACCACGGCGCGCTTCCCACCCGCTCGAAGATACTCCCAGAGCGGAAGCTGATACGGCCTCGGTCGCCAGGACTTCGGAAGACGCAGAACAGTCACGGCACATTTCTTGCGCGCGCCCGCAAAAGAGCAATCGCAATACGCTCCTCAGCAGGCCTCACCGGCTTCGCAGGCTTCACAGGCTTCACCGGCTTCGCACCGTACTTCTGTGTCCAGCGCCTAGCCACCTCCGGAATGTTAGCCCACATCCACCGGCGCTGTCGCTCGCTCACGAACGGCATACACGCACACCCTACTCAGCCACCTGATCGGCCACCTGATCAGCCACCTGATCAGCTTCCACCACCCGCCCATCCTGCAACCGGAAATTCACCAGCACCACCTTCACCGCTCCACCCTCGCCACCACCCTTCACCGACCAGCGCGCAGGATCAGCACGCTCCGCAAACTTGAACCGCGTCTCGACACGCAACCGCGCATCACCACTCTCATCCGCAATCGGAACAGTCTCCAACATCCGCATCTGCGCATAACCCTCTAGCGCGCGCCTGTACTCCCGATAACGCTCCTCATTCTCCGTCAACCACGCCCACAACGCGCCCCAAGACCACCCACGCTCACGACGCTCATCCTGCAAAGCACGAGAACCATGCTCGGCAACACGAGCACACAATTCGGACCACCAGCGAGGGTCCGTAGCTTCCAGACGCTCGATCTCGGAGCGCGTATAGCGCGCTAACACGCCCATGCGCGATGTATAAAGAAAAGGAACGAAAAAAGCAAGCCGCGCAGGGGGAGAGGCTAGTCGGCGAGTGCTCTATCCGGCGGGCCGGCCAGCGCGACCCCCCCGGGGGGGGTGTGGGCGTGCTTGGCGCCGCGCTCTCAGCGGGCCCGGGCCCGCCTGGACAGTGGGCGAGGACCGCTCGGCCGACATCCACGTTTCCGTCTCGAACGACGGTGGCGCGAGCTTCGGCGAGCTGCGCATCGTCGCGCCGAGCCCCGGTTATTCCGACGCCACGAATATCGCCGTTGACTGGCGCGGAGTGCTGCCCCTCGCCTGGGCGGAGAGCGCGGGCGGGCCGTTCGCGCCCTCGCGCATCCGCTACACCAGCTCCTTCGACGGCGCGCGCAGCTTCGAGGCCCCACGCGAGATTTCCGCTGCGGGCCCGGCGCACCCTGAGCTCATTTTATGGATGGATAAAAAAATTCAATTTGAAAAGCGGAAACTATTGATATATTATGCATCATATAATGCATCATGGCAGCATCCCGCTGCACCCGCGCCTCGGGGCGGATCAGGGGCTAGGAGGATATTATGAGGAAGCAAATCGATATCAAATCCCCCAAAGGGGATATCTATCGAATCATTGGGGGGAAAGGAGAATATGAAATTTTGCTTTGGAATGCGCATTTTCGGGCATGGATTGATGGATATCGGCCAAAATTCAGGAGATTAAAAGATGCTATCAGGCGCGCCAAGGAAGAGATAGAGATCGATTCATCATTCTTGCCCGCCGATCGTGCGTAAGTGGCTGGGCCGCTACTTGACCGAGGGCGAGGCGGGGTTGCGTGACCGCTGCTCGCGTCCCAGGCGCAGCCCCAGGGCGATCGCGCCGGCAACCGCCTTGGCGATCGTCGAGCTGCGCCGCCGGCGCCTGGTGCAGGCGCGCATCGCCGCCCGCCTCGGGGTGTCCAAAAGCACCGTCGGCAGGGTTCTGGCCCGGGCAGGACTGTCGCGACTGAAGGACTTGGAGCCGGCTGCGCCGGCGCTGCGCTACGAGCATGCGCACCCCGGCGATCTCGTGCACATCGACACCAAGAAGCTTGCGCGCATCGAGCGCATCGGCCATCGCATCAGCGGCAACCGGCGCGACTCGGTTGCGGGCGCCGGCTGGGAGTTTCTCTTCGTCGCCTTCGACGATCGCGCCACCTTCCCTGCGGGCGCACCTATTCTGACGCAGGCCGCCGCCCCTAGGGCGTCGGCCGGGCACAACAGCAGCGGCCCGGGCCCATAGAGCGCCGGCGCCGTGCGTCTTCATCCCTTGATGGGCCTTGCGGCGCCGGTCGAGCAGGGGCTCGGCCGCCTTGGGCTCGGCCAGCATGGCGCAGGCACTGCTGCCTCGATGCATGCGCGCACGGCCGCAGGGCCGGCATGCCGACGCAGATCGTTGAAATCGGTGGCACCTTCAGGCCGCCGCGCGCCGAAATCAGGCACGGCGAGCAGCCCGCCCACCTCCTGCGCCGCTTCCCGCGCCTTGCTGAGGCCCGGATTGCCGGCCGTCATGATGTCATCATCCGCGCACAGGATCAGCCGCAGCCCAGGGAATCGGATTTTTAGCGCCCGCGCTACCGGAAGCAGATTTCCAGAGGTGAACGCTACCGCGACAGCGTGTCCGGTCGTCTCGTTGATGCTCGCGCCGGTCGCAAAGCCCTCGGCGATGCAGAGCGTTCCCTTGGGCTCGCCGATCGCGAAGTAGCAACCGCTCACGCGCCCGCCCTTGAGAAACCGCTTCTGTCCATCGGCGCCGATGAATTGCAACGACCACAGCTTGCTCGTCGCGTCGCGCATCGGGACGACGAGCGCCCCTTCGTGCAGCCGCACGCAATGCGCCCTGATCCGCTTTCTGATCAGGTAAGGATGATCATTAGCCGCCGGAAGGGCTGATTGCCATATCGCCGCCGCTCGCTCGCGGGCCTCGGCCATGCGCTTCGCTTCCTCGGCCTCCCGCTTACGCCGCATCGCCTCGATGCGCCTGCGATGCGCGGCTTCTTCCTGCGGGGATAGGCGCCGCCCGATCTCTGCCCGCCAGATCCTGGATATACCCGAGCGCCAGTCCCCGAAGGCGCCGGCCGGGACACCGTCGGCGTGGAACACGTACCATCCCGCATCATCGCCGCGCTTGCCGTTACTGGAGAAGCGGTGCAGTTTTCCATCAGCTTCGACCACCTCCGGCGGTGATATGCCGGCATTGCGGATCGCAGCACGGAATTGCTCGATGTATTCGCGCACTGAGTCACTCCGACGGTGCATCACTGTATCATCCATCACGCATTGCGTCCAGGGCACGCTCCAGTGGATTTACTTTCTTTAATGCGCTGAATTGTGAACTCGGACCAGGGAATACCTGCGAATTTTACCCCTTACTTAAAATTATGGGGGGCGCCAGTATTTTGCGGTGCAAAAGTGACAAAAAAGTCGTTGAAACCTTATTTTTTACTCAAAAACTCAATTTTTCGTATATCTTGAAATTCGCAGAAATTCCCTTGTTCATGTTCAATTTGATATCGTAAGCTCATGATTCTGCTACAGCGCGTTTTTCAAAAATATTTTGAAACATGGTATGTATTATGTAAAGTTCACATGGTAGACTTTAAGCGATTTTTGCACCGCACCATTGCACTATTATGGTGCATTTTGCGGCGCTGCACAATCTGCGATGCTTTATTTTTTTTCATGCCATGCTAATGCCATGCTAATGCCATGCTAATGCCGTGCTCATGCCGTGCCTATGGATAATTCTGCCGCAGGAGATTCACAGGCCCGAGTTCGCGATGATTCAGCAAACACATGAACCATGAGCACAAATATTGAAGCGCGATACTCTTGACAACATGACGCAAGTATGTATAATAGCAATCGGATGCAGTTCGCGCTTGGCACACACTCTAGAGGAGGCATCATGCGACCCATGACCTACAGTGAGACTATCCTGAAAGCAATTGCCAGACATGCGGCGTCTGTGACCGGCCATCGCTCCGGATGCATATGCAGTCGGTGCGCGCAGATCAGGGTGCGCGCTAAGCGATTCGCGCGGCGTAACGGTTGGATCAATGAAGAAAGTCTTGCAGCCTACTATAGGCGAAGAGCGATGCTCGATGAATGCATCGAGGATGCACTGCGCCGAGTTGAGCGCGGCACATCAACTGCAAGTGATGCTGCACTACTGCGCGCAGCTATCATGAATAGGAGGACAGACAATGACTAGAGATGATATCGAGGCGAGAAAAGCTCGCATTTTTTCGATCGCGCGTGAGCGCGGGTCGCGCGCGACCACGATAATGGGCGCGCTGCCCCACGTGCTCGCGGCGGCGCGTGCGTGGGCGGAGGCGAGGCGCTCCGCCATTCCAAAAGGCGACCGCACCATCACTCGCCACGAGTGGCGCGTGCTTTGCGGCGAGCGCCGGATCCTCGCTCGCTACGGGCAGCCGCATCTCGATGGGCTGATCACGACATATCTGCGGTGGATATGCCAAGAGCGCGGCGGCCTCAGGTACGACGCGCGCATCGTACCGGGCGATGGCTTGAGCATCGCAGGCAATAGACGCGGCTTTCGCTGGCGTGGGCGCTGGAAAGTGGCGCCCGGCTCGTACATCCCGAGTACCCGCCATCTCGAGGTCGGGCTCAGATACCTCGCCCAGCACTGCCGCGATCTCCGCCGCCGGGAGATCGGCGGGGTAGATACTATTTGGGAGCATGATTCAGAGAGGATGCTCCACGGGTACCACGCATACTGCGCGGCAATCGCCGGCGCCCAGGTCACGCTCATCACGGCCGGCGATCCGACTGCGAGGCGGAAGCCGTGGGCCTATCACTCGAGGGAAAAAGATGTATGAAGAGCCGTGCGCGATGCGATCATTGCTCGTCGCCGGCAAGTATACAGCACCCTCAACCTCAATGATCTATCGCGCGAGTGCGACCTCTCGGCGGTGCTGGTCACCCAGCGTGACTCGATCCTGGCCGGGAACTGCCCGATCGGCACGGCCGACTACGCGCGGAGGCTCCGCGAGAAATACGGGGATATATCCGCGATCAGTGCGGAGACTCTCCTCGCCTCTCGCGATGATATGTACACTCGCCGGGCGGTGTGCGCGGCGATCCTACGGCAGCGCAACAGGGATAGAAGGAGGACAAATGAAACTGACAGAGTGGAAGATAGCAAGTAACCAGACAGATCTAGATGCGCTACTTTCGAAGTACGGTAAGGCGCTTAAAGTGTGCATTGTTGGTACGTGGCACGGGGATGTGTACATCGTAGATCGGTCTCTGCACACTCTATACGCCTACGAGGCGCGGATCAGTGGATCACTGTACGCACGTGAAGCGCAGATCGGCGGGGATATGGATATCAGCGTAGCGCAAATCGGCGGCGATCTGAATGTAAGTGGCGCGCGCATCAAAGGGGATCTGTACGCACGTGAAGCGCAGATCGGCGGGGATATGGATATCAGCGTAGCGCAAATCGGCGGAAATCTGAATGTAAGATGCGCGCGCATCAAAGGGGATCTGTACGCACGTGAAGCGCAGATCGGCGGGGATATGGATATCAGCGTAGCGCAAATCGGCGGCGATCTGAATGTAAGTGGCGCGCGCATCAAAGGGAAGCTGTACGTTGGCGTAGCGCAAATCTGCGGAAATCTGGATGCCTCCGAGGTGCGCATCGGCAGGGGGCTCATTGCCTACAGAGCGCGCATCAGTGGAATACTTCACGCCCGCGAAGCGCGGATTGACGGTGCGTTGGATGTCTACAGAGCGCAGATCGGCGGGTCCCTGGACGCCCACGCAGCGCACATCAATGGGTCTCTGGACGCTAATAGAGCGCAGATCGGCGGGAGTTTGTACGCCAGTGTAGCATACATCAGAGGGGATGTGGACGTCGGCGAGGCAACCATCGGCGGACGTATTGATGCAGGCGGTGCGTGGGTTGACGGGACGCTGATTACCAAGGGCGCAAACATTAGCGGCGAAATCGTTCGTCCGTACAACACTTCCTCTAACAAGAAGGAAGATAAATGAACCCTACAGAATGGAAGACGGCCAGAAACCAAGCTGAACTCGACGCCCTATTCTCACAGTACGGCGAGGCGCTCAAAGTGCGCATGGTGGGGGAGTGGGAAGGCGACCTGCGCATCGCATGCCGTGCGGTGCACTCTATCGATCTATCTAGCGCTCGCATCCGCGGCACGGTGAACGCCAAGTTGCTGCATGTCGGTGAAGACCTGCGCGCATGCGGGGCACAGATCAGCGGCGCGATGATCTTCGACTACGCGCGGATCGTAGGCGGCATGGACTTCAGAGAGGCGCGCATCTGTAGGAGCATGAGCGCATATAAGATCGAGGTCGGTAAAGCCATGTCTGCATGCGGGGTGCGTGTCGGCGCACTGTGCATATACGACGCGCGGATCGTCGGGACCGTGGACTGCAGTGGGGCGCACATCAGGAGCGGAATAGATATGGGTTATGCGCACATCGGCGGCGCGCTGATCCTATACAATGCGTTTGTCAATGCTGGTATAGGCGCCCACGGAACGCAAATCGGCGGGGATGTAGACGCGCGACGGGCGGACATCCACGGAAGCATACGCGCCGACCACGCGCGGATCGGTGGGGCACTGCGCGCCGATGGCGCCACGATCTGCGGCGCGCTGATCCTAGACGATTCGCACATCGGAGGCGAGGTGGTCTTCGACGACGCGGACATCGGCAGAGTGGACGCCACCGGAGCCCAGATCGGTGGCGCTCTGACCCACCGAGGGGCAAATATCCGATCCATCAACCTGCCTGCGGTAATGAACGGCGTCCCTGGCCGCGCTTAACAAAAGGAAGACAAATGAACCCTACAGAATGGAAGACGGCTAGCACCCAGATCGAGCTCAACGCACTGCTCGTAGAGTATGGCGAAAGATTGCGTGTGCGCGTGGTGGGGCAGTGGAAGGGCAACCTGTACATTTACCCCCACACACTCCACACGCTTGATTTGTCTGGGGTGTATATCAGCGGTTC